TAGCTACATCAGCAAGTTCTCTATCAGGATAAAAATCTTTATTTCTAGCAGTAATAAAAAATCTACTAGCATCTGTAATTTCGTATCCTAAAACAACACCTTTATCTTGATATATATTATCTAGCATATTAAGATAATATATAACTCTAGAATCACTCCATAGTAAAGGTGCACCTTCTCTAATTGCTATATATGTACTAGTATTAGCTAAAAGAATATTGTATTTAAAATATTCATCATTAAATCTAAGATGTTCTTTAAGAAATTCATAAACATCTCCTTGATTTATAGGTGTAATCTTTTCATCAATAAGATAAACTTTAGCCTTATCTTTATCTAGAATAAGAACACCAAATGGTGTAGAAATTATACAACCTTGATTTTGAACTCCTATTACACCTTCTTGACTATCAATTAATTCAAATGGTACTCTATCAAATATATCACCTCTTGTAAGATATGCATCTTCATTAAGAGTAGAAAGAATATCCTTAATAAATGCTTTAAAGGTTGTAAAACGCATACCTATATATAATGCATTACCATGTGTGAGAAGCATAACTATTTCACCTTTGTTAGCAGGCATATCATAGTAATATCTTGATGGAAAAACTCTCCATTTAAGATCAACGCTTTCACTATTCATAGGTAAACTACGAGCAATACGCTTAGGAAACTTTACAACAAAGTTTTGAGGTTTATTCCAAATAAATGGTGTAACTATGTTGTTAATAGAATTATAATCTTTATTATAAAGATAATTATTACCTGCTTGCCACATATCAAGAAATGTACCATAATAAGCATCAGGTATTTCAGGATCAGGAAGAATACTGATAATATCAGTTTTAGGATAATACTTTTCTTCTTTATTTACTCCTTCATATCTAAATCCAATATTACTAGTTGATTCATAAACCATACTAACAATGATTCTTGTAAATGAAATATCAAAATCAGGATCAGTTGGTGTACTTTCAAGTGTATTCATATACATCATATAAGAATATGCTGATATAAATGTATCACCACCATAAATAATTTCGTTAGGCTGAAGCCCACTATTATTAATTTTAACATATTTACCAGTAGAAACAACTCGCCTACCAAGAAAACCTAAATACATATCTGTTTTATATGCACAAATATTATATAAAATAAATAGATCTTCAAGATCAGAAATATCTGTTCTAGTCTTAATAATAAAACAATCCTCTCTACAAAGATTATCGATTTCAGAATTAGCATTATTATGAGCAGGAAAATATTTAATCGTTTCAACTACATTTTTAGCACCAGAAAGATATGGTGTTATAGTATCTTTTATAGAATCCCAATATCCAGTAAGACCTGTTGGAGTACTACTTAGCACTTTAGTACTATCAGCATCTATAATTAGTTCTCTACTAATATATCTAGGAACAGGGTTTAATTGATTACTTAAAGAAGTAAAACCATGAAATCTGAATTCATTATTTGGGTCAGTAGATAGTTCTTCCCAATCTTTAGGATGTAATAAACCTTGATCAAGAATACTCATATCCTCATTACCACGTTCATAATAAAAGATTTCATACCCATCAACATAAGGTTTAATATTATCAGGTATTTGTATATTTTCAATTCTTATACCTAATGCTTTAGTAGAATATGTACCTTGTACTTGATTTAATTCTTCTATGTGTAGAGTAATTGTTGTATCAGGATCACCTTCTATTGGTGTAACATAGTGAAAAGCATCAATTTTAAAATAAAGTTTTTCACCTTCAAGTAGTCTAACTGGTGCTAATGTATCAGTAAACTGAGCAGGCATATCAGTACGCTGATATATACGATTTTTTAAGTTACCTGAACGATCTAAATGATCAATTCGTGTATGTAAATCACCACCAACTATACACATAGCATAAATAGCTAAATCTATAGTAACATTTTGAATACTATTTGCAGTATAAATTCTACCATTATCTGTAAATCTAGTATTTGTTGGATCAGCAGGATTTAAATAAAATCTGATTTGTTGATTATCAGAACTTTCTGGATCGGTATCAGAAATATATACGGTTTCTTCTTCTCCTTGAAATATTACAGTTTGAATATGTGGTTCAATAGTAAGGTCGTATGCAGCAATAGGAACAGGTGTTATGATATGAGATAAACCATACGTTTCAAGTTGATGAAGATTAGGAAATTTATGATGTCTTACTTTAGCTCCTGCAAGTATTTTTCCTTCTATAGAATTAGGAAACCAACTAGGATACTCTTCATTCTTATTTTCCCAAAAACTCATATCACCAGATACTCCATCTGTACCTAATGTAGAAGTATCTATTATTTGATATTTAAGCAGGTCAGGATCTAATTCTAATAGATCAGCATCTGTTACAGCGTCTTTATCACCAGCATTAGCTTCTCTTCCAGGTATATGATATAAAGCATAAACGCCTCCATACTTCAAATGAAGTGCTATAAGAAAACCATAAACTTCACCTGCTCTAAAACTTTTATTATAAAAAATAGTAGTACCTTCTTTATATGAACTATAAATACCATCAAGTGAAATTTCTTTTTCTCTAATCCAACTGATTTTGATATCATTAGCATAAGGCTGATAATCAAGAAGTGGAAGTCCAGTAAGACCACCTAATAAAAGTTCATTATTTAAAGTAGCAAGACTTTTAACTTTTGGATATACAGCAGTATTAGAAAGTAATGTAGTTAAATCAAGTGGTGTAGCTTCAGTAAGAGATGTAATAACAAGTTCTAAATTGGAAGAACTAATAGGATATTTATTATATAAATGACCTTGTATTATACCATTTATTTTAGATATAACACCTATGTATATATAATCATAATTTAAATCAATATTAGTTATTTCACAACTAATACCTTTATTAGTATGTGTTCCACCAGGACAACCTTCAATATCATTAAATGTAATTTTATCAGAATCTTCTATTATAGAAATAGGATTTGATTTATGCATCCAAGGAGTACTTGTACCATCTCCAAAACCATAGGATGTAGTTAAATAATAAACACCTGATTGTAAATTACCATTATCAATAATAGTAGTAATATTAACAGCTGCCTGAGAAACAACAGGAAATAATTCTAATAATATTACTTTATTAGGATCTTCAATGCCATATGTTCCAGTAACAGTAAACGGAAGATTATCTACATTAAGAATCTTAGGTGATACGTTATTATCAGTCCAAGCTATAACAAGTTCACCTTTATGATTGTATGTAAATGTTCCAGTAATAGGAAATAAAGGATTAAATCCAAGTAATGGATCGTCTATAATAATTCCTTTTCTACTACTTACTATTTGATGATTAATACCATCTGAACAAAATAATATATATTCATTGTTACAAACTATTTTACCAAGAAATGGATATTTAGTTGTAATAGAATCAGAATCATATAGGAAGCCAGGTTCAACATCAATCGTGTTAGTTGCAACATTACGGATTTTGTTGAGTGCATTAACCCAACTAGCTTGACGAGTATTAATAAGTTTACGATCTAATACTAAACCTGATGCTTCCATATGATTACAATATTATTTAATAACAAACCTTAATGCATCCCAAAGATCTTTAAAATTGCCATCAGTTTTAGGCATATCATCTTCAGTAATGTAATACAACTCATAAGGATCAGTACATGGTTCATCAAGCCATTCACCATACGCTATAAGTTGTGCCTCACGTATCTTTAAAGCTTCTGCATACTTACTTTCAATTTCATTCCTGATAGCTTTAACTTCATCAGAATTAAAATCAATATCAAGTATTACATTATCACCATTAGCTGTAGGAATAACTTTAGTCTTTGGTGCATTAGATCCTTCTGGAGTAGCAAGTTTACGATAAGCTTCATTCAATTCTTTTTCGTATTCAAGATACTCTGTAGTCTTTTTAACGAACTTTGAAAAGTCATATGCTTTCTTAATAGGAAGCAATGCTTTAATGTTTTTGCTTACTGCTTTATTAAGAGCAAATGTAGGAACATCAGAAAGATTCTCTAATCTAGTACAATGATTGAGAACGTCACGATTTGTAAGTTTATCACTTACTTCAGTTTTGTTAAGTAATTCGGATACCATACTTTAAGTTAGTTTATTGGTTATACAAATGTATTAGTAGTTAACAAGTATATTTTCTTGTACATTAGTACCAGTATTAAATACTTTAACTACTTTTACAGGAAATTCAGTAAAAGGACTAGGAAATTGAATGACAACTGTTTCACCTCCTTCTGTAACTACTTTAACATCTACATCAATGTCAAAAACAGATTGAAGCATAATATATCCTGGATTAGGTAAAGGATTATTATCATCAGGTGTTACAATTGCACAATGTGTACGTTGAAAGGTTTTAGCAATTTGAGTTATTGCATTAATTATAGCTTCTTCATTCATTGTCGTATGATATTAAGTTTAATTAAAGTGTAGAACACATTTTGCAAGTCCTGCACCTGTTCTACTTTCAAGTACATGACCTATTTCATAAAAATGTTTATCTGTTGCAAAAGGAGAAGTAGGAACAGCTTCAGCCATAGCTTGACCAGAAACATATCCGCTATCTGCTGATACAAACCCTCTTGCAAGATAACCTCTAGTGGTATCTCCAATAAAATATACATCAGCTATACCACTTACTACAATCCATGCTTCAGAACCATCTGCAACTCCTGATTCATAAAAAACTCCTATTGGATCAGGTACATCTACTACTATCTTTTTAACTGCATTATCAACTGCTGTAGCACTGTATATTGAAACAACTTCTCCTTTTACAGAAGCACCACCTGTTTTATTGGTTAATTTTATCATATAGCCGCCATATTCATTTATAGCAGCCTTTTCGTTAATAGATAAAGGAGCAGTAGGTGAAGCTGTTCTAATACCTATTTTACTAGTAGCTGATGGACTAGAACCTATTGCTGTATTTAAACCGTATAATACATTACCTATATTTAACCAATTATTAGTTGTTGAAGCAGGAACATCTACTCCAGACCCTATTAATATATTTCTAGCACCAGTTAGTAATGTAGCACCTACATTATTTCCGATTAAAATATTATAATTAAACGATGTTTTAGCAGTTGCAGAATACCCAGCATGATATCCAACAAATACATTATATGCACCACTTAAGTTAGTACCTGCATTATAGCCATATGCTGCATTTCCATGAGAACTATTATATATACCAGCTAATGCATTATTTCCAACTGCCGTACAATAACTAATAGTTTTAGTAGTAGAAGAATTTTCAGCTCTTAAAGCACCATTACCAATAGCAACATCTTGAGCAGATGCATTTTGATACATAAGTGATGCATATCCCATAGCAATATTATTATTTCCTGTTGTAATAGTAGAACCAGCAGAAGAACCTATAAATGTATTAGTGTTACCTGTTGTTAATGCATTACCAACATTATTTATTCCAATAACTATATTTTCATAACCAGTAGTTAAATTAGCCATAACATTGTATGCTAATCCAAGATTCCATTGTCCAATTCTAAAAGCATTAGCATTTTTATAATAAAAACCTTTTAATGTAGTATTATCTTTTCTATATTCAAGATCTGTTGTAATTAGACTGGCTTCAATTATGTTATCCAAATAACTTGTTTGAGTATTATTATTAATCAATATTACTCTCTTACCAACACCGCCACTACTAGTAGCTCTATAAATCTTTCTACCTGTAACTCTTGGATCAGTAGCTATAGGTAAATTATCAATTTGAATTTTATATCCACCAGGGTTAGCACCTGTGGTAATAGTTTTTCTCCAACCAGTTCCTTGATATCCAGCTTCTGTATCTCCAATTGCAGTAACATAAGCTATACCATAATAATAAGTTGTATTTGGCAGTAAATTTCCATTTTCTACTGCAGTAAGCGTTAAATTAGATATATCTGTTGTAGTAGGTGCAATAACTGGGGCTAAATTAATTTCTCCTGCTATTTCTAATGATTTACCAGAAGGACTACTAATGGTATTTAATAAACCTATTACTTGTGTTCCAATAACATCAAATGTAGCTCTTGGAACTGTACCACCTAAAACAATTTTAGAAGAAGTTTCATATAATATAGAATCTGTTATAGTATTTACATCAGATGCTTTTGCAAGATAATTAGCATTAAGACCGCTAATTAAACCAATATGTGTATGACCAGATGCAGCATAACCAGCATCAGCATGGTTTCCCCATCCATAAGCAGTATTCCAATTAGAAGAATTATCAGAAACTACACCATATACTCCTTCACTAGTACGAACTAATATACCATTAGATGTAAAATCACTATCTAAAAGTACACTACTTGGTAGTAATTCTTCAGGAATATTATATGTTTTAAGGATTGCTAAAACATTATTCCTAAATTCATGAGGAATATATGATGTAGGTTCTGCCATAATTTATTTCAAAATGTTTTTAGGATCTTTAAAAAATTCAGTAGTAATAACACCAAGACAAACAAGTGTGATTAGAGTAAGAGCATAAAGAAAGTAATTATCTACACCTTTGAGATTACAATATGCATTAACTACATAATGCCATTCAACAGCAAGAAAATATAGAAATGCTCTTTTGGAACTAGCACTACCTTTCTGATCTTCAAAAAAACCAGCAAACCATTTTAGAAACTTTATCATAGTATTACGAGTTTATTCAGGAACATATTCAGATTCATTTGTTACATCTTCATCTGTGAATGTAGGAAGTGTTCCATTATCTGTAAACGTAACACTACCATTAGCATTATTAAATGCTAGTTTAAATCCAGTTAAAGATGAATCAATCCTATCTGTAATTGGAATTATTAAAGTGGTATCATCTACAAATGTAGCACCTTCTTCGATTGGTACCACTATATCTTCACTATCTGTTAGTACAAATGCTAATTCAGCAGTAACTACACTTGCTATATGTTTATTAGTAAATGGAACAGATAAGAATTCAGTTGTATCAGTAATAATTTTTACTTCACCAAGAATAGGCTCTTCATATGTACTATTATTAGTAACTTCAAAGTCTACTGTTTCATGTAACCAACTATCATCTTCAAATATAACTCCTTCTTCTGCAGTAGGTTCAGTAAAATTAAGTAGTTGTTCATCTGTACTTAAAATTCTACTACTTAATTCTATAGTTATTGTGTCGTTCAATATTGCTAAAGTAGCAAAATTAAGTCCAGCAGTAATAGAAAGATAATCTTCAATATCTACTTCAGAACTTACATTTTTAGCAAAGGTTAATGTAAGAACTTCAGCTGTTTCAGCAAGATTAGTTGTAATAACAGCACTTTCTATCAAATCAACTACATAAGTAGAATTATTTGTTACAGCAACAGTATCGTTAATGTTTCTAAACAGAGTATAATCAACAAATTTAATTATACCTTGTAGAGCAACATATGTTAGATCATTTATCTCTGCACCGCTTTCTACTCTACTATTAAGTTTAATTTTAAGATGTGTTGTAGAAAGTTCATTATCAGTTGTTAGTGTAAGACCATCAACTATAAGTGCCAGTTCAGGATTAATTACTGACTCAAGTTCTTTATTAAAGACTATATCTAGATATTCTTCTTCGAGAACAGTTTCAATACTTGCAGATACAAATGCTGGTTCTGTTGCTTCTGAATTATTAGTTGCAGTTATAGTAAATGAACCAACTGGTGGTGCATAGTTTGTAAGAGTAATTAAACCATTTGTACTATCATAGATCAAAGTAGGATTTTCATCTCCTGCTATAACTCTTTCTACAATAGGAATGGAAAGAACTCTATCATTTATACGTGCGTTTTCATAATCAAGTGTATAACCTGTAAGTATAAATGATAGTTCAGTTAGTGATATTGTATTAACAGCATAATCGAATGTTATTAAAACATTATTATATGTTTCATTTTCATCGATTTCAGCATCAAGAATAGGTTCTGCTATAAACTCAGAATTATTAACAACAGGAAGATCAGCTATACCTGTATCAGTAATATCTCCACTTAATGTTACAATAAATAGTTCTGATGTTAAATCGGCAACTAATGCATCATAACTATGAGGATATCTACCATTTAATTTAACAAATACAACATTATCTTCAATAGTAGTTGTACCTTCTACTGTATGTTCAGTATCTGTAAATACAATGTTTGAAGCACCTTCAACATCAGTTACAGGAATAGCATATACTATTGCTAAATATTCTTCATCTTCAATAGTTTCAATTGATGCACTTCTAGCATAATTAGCAATAGCAGATTCATTAGAAGGATTATATGTTTGTGGAACTTCTACAGGACCATGTGTACTTGATGAAAAAGCACTTGAATCATTAAATACTATTCTGTATTCAACATCAGCAAGGAAAGGTTTATTAAAAACAAAACTACGAGCATAAGGCTTACCTTGTACTAAAAGTACTTGAGTGATAAGAATATCAGTAAGAATATATTCTTCATCTTCAAGACGATAAAATTTAAATGCATTATTCCATGCATCTACATCACCATCAATACTAAAGCTATCATTAAATGCTATTGTAAGCCCAGTGCCATTTTCTGAAATACCTTCTAGGCAATCTGGTGCAATTCCTGCAGCAATATCGCTTTCATTATACAATTTAACATGAAAGGTAGGTACAATATTACCACTATTATACTTTTTAATAAAAAAGCAAGTGTTACTTAGGATCCCATTTATTGGATCATCATGAGAATCTGTTGTAAAGATATCATAATAATTAGTACTAGTTTTAACAATACGTACGTTTCCTTCAGATAAAACGTATGTTTCATCAATAGGATATGTAGTTGTATTAAAAGCATTAGTATCTGTGGTTCTTATTCTAAAATGTCCTGTTTCTACATACTCTGTAGTAATATTAATATCAATCTCATTTTTTAACATTGTAACTACAGGTGGAAGAACATCAGTTTGAGAAAGTGCAAATATAAGTTCATCTACACCATCAAGTACATTAGCTAAAATAAGTGTCAAATGTTCAACAGATTTAGCTTGTCTAATTTCTTTCTTTTTCATTGTATTATTTGTTTTAAGTTGTTTTTATGCAGGACTATCACAGAACTTTACCCATTTCTTTACACCGTTAATTTGAATCTGAAACATACCTACTTCCGTACCCATACTACTAGTTATAGTAACATTACTACCAGAACCAGCTGTTCCAATAATATTGAATATCGCTCTGTTAGAAACATTTTGAGTTAAAGTTAATACGGTTTTAGCATCTGCTGCTGATGATGAAATGAAAACTTTACTTCCTGAAATAGCAGGAGCACCAAAGCCTACTGAATTTATTGAAGCGTCTGCTACAATAAGAGGATCAGCAGTTGTGCCTTTTACCGTAAACTTATTTGATGTACTATTGTGATTAATATAAATATCACCTAATTCATCAACATGAAATTTAGATTTAGCTGTTATTTCATTAGTAGCAGTAGTTTTAATATCTAGAACTACACCATTATTACTTGAATTCCATTTAGTAGAACTTGTAGTTACAGTCATATTAAATGCTGCTACACCACCAGAACCACCCATAGCTACTACACCAAGTAAAGAGTTAGCTTCTACAAAATTAGAAGGATCGTATTTAAAGAAATTCAAATAATTAATAAGACCAGTAACAACACTCGAATTTAATTGAAGTAAACTTTTACCATCAGCAACTTCCATTTTTACATAATCACTACTATCTGTTAAAGTAGCAGTATAAATAGTACCGTAAGTCATTATATTTCTAGATGACGTTCTTGGTAATAATGTAGTATCCCATTGTTCTTGCCAAAATAAATCTGGATCGGCTAATGGAACTAACATACCTGTAGAATTAGTTCCATAATATTTATTAGCAGTATATGTAGTAAGTTCTACATATGGGACATAAAGTACTCCAATATTACTTAGAGCTAGCCTTTCAGTTAATACTCCAGAACTTCTAAGATAAATTTTATATCTAGAACTCTCAGGAGATACTGTTTCCCATGAAACTTGTTGTCTAAGAACTTCTCTTGTTATGTTACTAAAAATAGGAAGTGACATAGAAGTATAAAGTCCAAAGCCTGTTGCTGGAGTAGTACCATAAGCAACATCTCGATACCAATGTGTAACTTGAACCGCATTATTAATAGATGTAGTACCCAATCTTCCAAATGAAGCTACACTACCTATATCTGTAGTAGATAGTGTATATGCATATAAAGCAATACCACCATTAGCTGTAGTTTGTAAACCATTTCCATTAACTGATAATATCGAAAGTCCAACACCATTTCCAGTATTAGATAAATATACAGTAGGGTCTGCAGATGCAGATACACATTTGATATTATTACCAAGTGGTCCACTATTAGCTATAGCTAAACCATATGTGATACTAGATGCTCCATTGTAAGTAAGAAGTATTGTATCACCACCAGTTGTTGGATATAATATTCCATCTAATCTACTCCAATAACTATCTCCTGTTGAAGGAGCGGGTAGTGTAATAAGTTTATTATTACTATCAATACCAACATATGAACCAGTTGACTCTACAAGTCCTTTATTGAAGATAGTATTAGTAAAATTAATTGTAAATGTTTGAGCTTCATCATCAATCTTAATCCATTCATAATTACTATATATAGTAGGTCTACTATTTATACTACCTATATGAATAGGTTGAGTCTGATAACTATAACCAACATGTGTACTACCTTGTTTATATGACCATAGTTCAACATTAGCAAGGTATGTATTAAGACTTACAATGGGATAACTACTTGAAGGATCACCATCACCACCAAGTGTTAATACTCCTCTACTTAAATAATTAGCAGCCCCAGTAGTAAACATTGATGCATAAAGGTCACCATCATAAGTAAGTCTTGTATGAGCAGTTGGATATGAAGTATCAGTATTATAAAATTTCCCTGTTGTTTTATTTGTATAAGGTTTATATCTATCAGTACTCCATTGAAGAACATCGCTTACTGGAGTAATAGCTGGACTATCTACAAATGTAAGTATTTTATTAGTATCAATATAAAGATATTTATTACCTGTACTAGCTTTAGTAAAAGTAATATTAGTAAAATTCATATTTAATATTCTATTGTAATCATCTAGTTTTAGATGTTCACCTCTGAAATTGCCAACTTCAGATATAGAACCTAAATATAAAGGTAGCGATCTTGCTAATGTTATATCTTCTGTTTTAATATTAGCATAAGCACTACTACCAGTAAATGTATATCTAGCATCTGATCTATGAACTCTTATCTCTCCAGAACTAGTTATTTGTGCATAAGATGTTCCAATATTTTGAATATTATTAGCATATAAACTTGTAGCATATAATCCTGCATCAACATTAAGTCTTGTTATAACAGTAGGGTTACTTTGACCAGTATATAATGAAATTATAGTACCAGGTTTACCACCATATGGTGCATATTCAGTACCAGTCCAATTTAATATATTACTATTAATAGTTATACTATTACTAGGAAGATCTTCAAAACTTACTTCGTATTGACCATTCAGCTTTAACCATTTATCAGGTGTACCACTAGGCATACGAAGTATATCGTACAAATTCCAAAATCTAAGATTACTATTATAAATAAGTTTATTATTACCATAATAAAAATTAGAACTACCTCCAACTGTTGCTTGAATAGCAATAATTTTAGCATCGGCTGTATATAATCCGCCTTCTGTACTAGAAATTACATTCTTATTAGCAAGATGGATATAATTATTTGCAGCACCTACTGTACCATAACCATATAAATTATAAGCAGTAAGAGCACCACTTAAATACAATAATCCTGTACCATGTGGTGTAGCAACATTAGTATAAAATGCACCAGAGGTAGGTGTATTTCCAACAGTAGGTTGATTAAGATATGCAGTATATTTAGATGTACTACTATTCCAATAAAGAATATCATTAACTGGTACTGGACCAGTATTAGGTATAGCAGTATATGTAATGTCAAGATCATTATTTAATGTGAGCATCTTACCTTCTTGACCAATGGCTTTTGAAAGTCTAATATTACTCATTTCTATAGTAAAGCGTTTAGCATCATCATCTATGCTAATAAACTCTCTGTTGTTTGGAGAATGAGCATTACCATCAGCACCAATAACAATAATAGATGATCTATCTGTTACATAACTATTAATTAAAAATTCATTATTAATATGTTGTAATGTAGTAATTAAACTACCACTTGTAATACTTAATCCAGTTGGAATAACATCCGTTTTAGTAGTAGCAGCAGTTCCACTAGTTAATTGATTAGCTATAAAATTACCATCTAAAAACAAACTATTATTAAAAGAAGGATATCCACCAGCTAAATATAGATATGCATAAGTAGGATCAATTAATTTTTTAGTAGCATATGGTTCTCCAGTAAGAACATCTGCTGTAATAGTATAGTTAAGAATACCAGGTGTAGCAGTAATAGGATTATAACCAGTAGTATTAGAACCAATTAATATTGCTAATTGTTCAATAGTGATACTTTGTGCTTCTGCAAACCCAGAATTATCAACAGCTAACTTCATTTGAAGTGTAGCTTGAAGAGCTTGAGTTAACTCAGTAATTCTTTTACCATCTATTACATAACTCATATCAGTAGTATTTTATTGTTGAGTAACAGTAATAAAACCTTCATTGTAGAAATATTCGTAATTTTTAATGAACTCACGTGTAAGTTCACTAAATACTCTACGTTCACTTTGATCCATTGTTCCTATATCATTTCTTGCACGTTTTACTGCTTTATCATAAAGCATTGCAGGATTAGTATAAGGGTTATTATTATTAAGACTAAATATAGGATGTTTATATCCTTGATGAATCATCTTAACAAGAATTCCCCATTTAATACTTTCAAACACATGAATGTTATCGATAACTTTTGGCATAACAACTTTATATTCATCTACTACTTCAACAGCTGGTATTTTATAATAAAAATCAGCAGTACCTGTTTCTACACCAAATGTAATATAAGTATTATTAAGAACAGAATATTTTGTAGCATGATTTATATCAGCACTATCAGCTGCAAATTTTTGATTACTAGCTAAATGTGGTGTTAATGGAATACCATTAACTACTAGCCTAGTAAGCATCTTAAGGTTAATAGGAATAAGACATTGATAATCTACAATAGACACACTAACTTTAACATCGTCCATTGATGGAAGAATATCCATATCAGCTATTATATCAGCTATCCAAAGTGGAGCTTTAGCAATCCAATCAGAATTATCTAGTTGTAGATCATGTTCTATACGACCTATAACTTCAGCACCACTTGTAAATGTTACTATTCCCATTATGATTGAAATTTTAATGCGTAAGACGGATCATGCTTTAATATAACATTCAGTTTAGTAGAGAAACCAAGTTTATTATTATTAATGATATCTTCTACATCTACATCCTCATCCAATACATCAGAAATAACTCTATTCTTAGTATTAATAAAACTAGTAGGTTCAAATTTAAAAAACTTAATAAACTTATTAACACATACAGATATTTGCCAATTAATATAATGAATAATAGGTTCATCGTGATAAATAAACCATTTACGACCAGTAGGTTCTGTTTCTTTGTTATAAACTTTTATACCGTTATCAATAAGAGCTTTCTTAAATTTATTACTTTCTTCCCAATTGATAGACCTATCTACAGGATGACCATCACTATCAAATTTTCGTTCAACTCTATCAACTTGAATATTACCAATTCTAATAACACCAAGTCCTAATTTAAAGCTATACCCTCTAAGTATAGATTTAGACATTTCTAAATTAATAGCAGTATTAAGACAATTAAATGAATTATAAGGCATACGCATAGCTGTATAAATAGCAAGCCGTTCATTACTTTTATAAAGTCTTTGAAGTGATATGAATAAGATACGAGATTTGAACTTTAAAAGTTCATATTTATTATGTTTCGTATCAGCTGTAATATATCCATAAACATGATTGAGTGTAGGTAATTTATCACTCTTAATTAAATTAATAAGACTAATTATATTAGTATTAAAACCTTTCTTTTCTAACATAGATAAATCAGAAATACAAGACTCAATATTAGCTTTTAAACTATCATTAAGCTCTACTTCACGATGATAAAGTTTATTAACTTTATTATCATATGGTTCATATATGGTATTAATAGATTTCATTATGCATTATCAAGATGTGTGGCTTCAATTTTATCTTTACTGTCAGTAACACTAAGTTCTCCCTGTAGGAGAGTAAGTTTAATTTGTTCAACTAAATCTTGTGTGATAGGAAACTCACGATCATCATCGAAAATAAATTCACCGAATTCATCAGGATGAGATGCTACTCTGGGATCAAAAGGAACTTGTTGAACTAATATTGTAGTAAAAGGAATTGGTTGTGGAGGTTCGCTACCTGTAAATAACTCAGGTGGATTCCAAATAATAATACGATCTTCATGAAAATCATATGATGGTACATTACCAACATTAGGTAACAAACTAGTATATTTTCTACTATGCTTGTTCCTATAAGAAAAAGGAATATCTCCTTCTACAGTACCAACATAAACAAATGGACAATTAGTATCGTATCTAAGTGGTCTAGGTATTTTGTTTTTAGTAATAATATATGGTCGAGCCAATGTAATACCCTCAATAGTACTAACACTTTCTAGTTCTGTAATGTAGTACGAGTAAACAAACTCTTTATCTATTCCGTAAGATGTAATACTCCTACTCACAAAAAGTGAGAAAGTTTGTATTACAAGATCTTTCAATCTAGCACGAAGCATAGAATCAATAGGTCTGTTAAGAGCATCTCCAAGTTGAGTGATAATACTATTGAGAGTAGCCATTGGTTTTAGTTAATTAGTTTCGTCTTGTATATCATTATTAATAGCACCAACTAGACGATTAAGAGTTTGATCTGTTTTAGAAAGTTTCTCTAAGATCATAGTGTGATCATGAAGGTTTTCAGTTCGTATAAGAAGAATGTTTTCAGCATTTACTTTCCTACCTTCTTCAAGTGATACGATCCTACTATTAAGCTCTAACCAAGCACCACCAATAGCTAGAAAAATAGTGGCTATAGCATAAAGCTGTCCAAATGTCAGTCCAAGTTTAGTTTCTTTTTCAGGAGCCATTAGTTTTACAAGTTTATGTAGAGTTTCATTGAGATAGAGTTTTACAGGCACATTTGGACTAAGTACATACTGTTGCAAGCGACTAGTAGCATGAACGTTAGTCTTATCCATAGTTTTTGCATATTATTTAGGTTGCTGTTGTTGTGCAATTTGAGCCATTACAGTTTGATAAAGTTGAGGATTGTTAGTAGATACAATATCTTGTACAGCAAGTGTAACTATTTGAGGATGTAGATTAGGGTTTAAATCGGGTTCTGTACCAGCTACTGAATCTACTGTAACGGGAGGTCGAACATAAATGATTTCAGCTTTTGCAATAGAATACTTATTATCATGGTAAATTTGAACTTTACCATCACCAAAAGTAGCTAATGGGCTACTTGCTGTAGACCCATAGCTGTGTTCAAGCATAGAAGCTATATCATGAGGTTTAACAAGTCGGCAAGGAGAATTAGTTAGAATTTCTAGAATTGCGGTTGAATCTGTACTCCAAGTAGGTATTCCATTATTAGTTGCTACAAAAATATAATCTTTTTCAACATTATTCCATTCAGAACCAAAATTGATAAGATCATCAAATTCTCCAGCAACACGAACCTTATAATAAGTTCCTTTTTGAAGTCGAATACCATTACTTTCACTAACAAGTTTATTGGTACTAATTAAAGTGTTAACAGCAATGTGATCAAAGAAATCAAGATTTTTAAGAGCAACAAGTTTTACATTACTCCAAGTTGATGGTACATGACCTAATATACGAAGTTTAGTTTCACCATTATTGCTACTTACCAAACTCCAATTATGATTTTGAGAAGCAATAAATATTGTTCCTACATCATTATTAGGTGCACCATATTCAGTAAAATCAATACCATCAGAGCGTATGATTTCATAACGAATATCTTGATATATACGAAACTCGTCAACTCCGCTGTTATCATAATAAATTTCAATTGAAGGTTCAAGGTATAATAAATCATCTTCAATGTAAGTGACATCAGGATAAAGATCCATATTGGTAATGGTATTTATATTACCAACCTCTTCAACCTTATATCTAATACCTGCGATGATTTCATCACCACTGCTACCTATAACTGAAAGATATCGTGGTAAATTATATTCATTATATCTACCACGATTAGTAGGATCAAGTAATGTTTTAGTAATTAAAAATGGTTCTAAAACATTATAAAATGCAGTTATATCAGCATAACTCTCAGTATTAACAATACTATGACGAGCATCTTCTGCTGTTTTATGAACAAGATTAACAATAGCTTTATTAAGTATATAATCCTTCTCTTCAGGAAGAAGTCTACCTAACATACTACTATTATATAGCTTCAATGCAACATCAATACCAATATGAAGTTCTTTTGTAGTCATAGTATTATTAAATTAAGCACCCTCTTAATTAAAAGAGGGTGCTAGTTATCCAAGTAGTTTTTAGTAAGAGGCAGCATTCAAAACGGTATTCAAATTCGTAAGGACTGCACTAACAACTGTATCAGTTGATGCTAAAGCAAATGTCCATTTCGAAATTGGATTCGTAACCTCAATAAGATTGCTAATATTATTTGGAGCTTTACACTCAATAGTAACAGTCTTATATGTTACACCTGTTTCAAGACGAGAAGAAAGAGTGAAGATTTTAGTACCACGAGCAGTAGTAAGACCTTGATCACCAATATAAGCATTGGTATCAAGTTCTAACTGCCTCAGTTGTGAATATAGGTTAGCACCTATAGCAAACAACTGAAGGTTAGCAGTTGTAAGTCCTGCAACATAACCTTTGGTAACACCACTTGATTTTGCAACAAGAACTTCGGTATAAGCAATAATATCTGAATTGCTAAGAATACCAGATGTAGCAACAGAGAAGTTAACACCTGCAGCACCAACAAAAGCTACGCCATTGGTATAAGCAGGACCTGTAACAGCAGTTGCACTTGCTATACATTTTCTAGTATCAGCATTAATTTTAGCAATAAGACGAGCCATATACTGAGTATGAGTTTCGCCAGCAATTGCGACCTCCTCATAATTACGTACACGACTTCCATCATCATGCCTTTTAGAAAGATCAATGATTTGAATACCACCAACTGTTCCACCAACAAGTATAGTAGGAAGGTTGATACTGTATGTGGATTCACCAGTAACATTGTTACCAATACACATCTTCTTTACAGCAGCTGCGACATTAGCACTAGTACTATATTTGAATTCACGTGGATAGATAGTACCCATACAAATGGGACCAGTTTCAGAATTACCTTGCCATATGGTAGCTTCACTGAAACCTGTTGTACCAGAAGCAATAAGTGCTCCAGCTTCTGTAAAACAAGCAACTGCACCATGTGCAAGATTGTTGATAGTATCAAGAGTAACAGTACCTCCAGAACCGTTACTGGCATAAGCCATTCCAGATTTATTTACGACTAACTTTTCCATAATAGGATGTTAAGATTTAAGTTTGAGTGATTTGTACTTTGCAGCATATTCACTAACTATATCTTTGTTAATTGAAGAAGCAAAATACGCAAGTTGTTCCTCTACGTTATTACCAATAATAATTTCAGGATTTGTTCCATCAACTACGATTGGCGTACCTTCAAGTCTGCGAAGAATTCCCTCTTTAATATAACGTTCGATTTTAGCAAGTGTTTTTAGATTAGTAGATTTGGCTACTGCAATAAACTCATCTGGAGTATCTATTGATATACGTTCAAGAAGTTGTTCTCTAGCAATCTTAACTTCATCTTCAGGGGTATCATAAGGGATATCCCGTTTAAGAACGAAAAGAATATCAACAACAGTAGTTGCATTTGAAATCGTTTCAAGATAAAGCTTTTTAGCTTCATTCTTAGTACGATGTATTGATTCTCTTTCCTTCTTAGCATCAGTTTCATCAATAAGATAAAACTTAATGTTTGCAGACTTTTCAACAAGATTCTTATTGTTAGCTACAAAAGAATGATTAAGTGAAAATTGCCATAGTAAAAATTGAGCAACATCAATAGGAACTCCATAACGATAACGATGTTCTACAGGTACATTTAGAGTACCATCTTTCATAACTCCCATAACAAATGTTCCAAGTGATTCATCACTTTTACGAATGTCTTCAGGTAGTTTAGAAATAAACTCTTTACGAATAGGATCACCGTCTTCGACATCGAATGACATACCGACTTCCCATGTTTCACTAGGAAAAGGAATGCGATGTGACAGACTATTCCAATAGTTAGCTACACTCGCACTCCAATTCGGATCGTGATTTCCATTAGGACTAGTACCAAGTATGCTAGGCATAAGAGCTTTGAGTTCTTCAGTATGGCGAAGCATAGCAGTAATACCACTTCTACTAACACCAAGTGGGCGACTGCGTAAGGTTTGGTCAATGACCCCTTTATTAGCAAGCTCAAAATAATCTGAACTAGGACGCCACATTATTTGGATTTTCTTTTTAATCTCGATCATGATTGAATAGATTATAAGTTATTATATCTTTTATTAATCTAGGATTATTACTTTATGCAGCAAATTGAAGCATAAATGATGTAGTAGGGTTAGTAAAGGAGATACCTTGACTAATCATAACTTCATACTTGGCTTCATCTTTGGTTGTAGAAAGAATACCTTCGGGAATAGCACCCCACGAACCAGGTAAAGGTGTAAGACCCTTGTAAACTCCAGTAATATATTCACGACCTTCTTCTGCAACAATTGTGATATTCCTACCACCATCGTTAGTACGTGAATGATCGAGACAAATCAGAGTATAGGATTCCCAAGGATAACCGTTATACATCTGACCATTAGCACGTTGACCTTCAGCAAGAAGTCCTTGATCGAAATAATTACTTACTTTAACAGTAAGAATTTTTCCATCAATTGTTTTATACTGATTGAAATACGCACCATAAGTCAGATAACCTTCTCCACTTATACCTTTTGCCCCAAGAGGAGTAAAGTATTGATTCAAAAGAGCATCGGTCATAATAGCGTTATGGAACATTTCTGCACCACCACGACCAGTATAGATAATAAGCTCCATAGGAGTATCATCAATACGATTACCGAATACTGCTTTAATGGTATTATCAAACTTCTGACGAGTCAGAGTTGAATAGGTATCGTAGTTACCTACGACTTTAAGTGCTTGTTTAATACCAGCACCTTTAGGAACAACTTCGTTTGAAACCTCATCAATAAGGTGAATCACACCATACTGATCACGGTTATATTCAGATTCCCAGAGATCGGTTTCAAGCATGAGCCTCATATCCTTTTCGAAAAGACTCATTTCAAAAGGCATCCACATATCAGTGGTACCACCACCTTCAGTATCAAACTGAATATTCACAACTTTATTAGCGATGTTACCGCTAATCTCTTTGGAATAACGTTGGAAACCAAACTGGTTAGTCCACTCACCAGGAGTCATTGAATTGGAATGAGTACCATCTGATTTAACAGCTGATACAGATGTGGGACCATATGTCCAACTCTTACCTGAAATGAAGTTATCAAGTGTAACATAAGTTGTCTGATCACCAGTCATGAGCATACCTTCGTACAACCATTCATTAGTTCCAATCTTACGACCTTCACTTTGAATACGAACTTGATGAAGTCCATCAGGAGTACGAACTGAATAACTTACATGGAAGGTATTATCTTCCATCACAAAACGGAACTTACTCCTACCAAGACCAGGATAACTAAAGGAATCCTGAAGTCTAACGATACGAGAAGTATGCTTCATTCTACCAAATACTTTCCATGTGTATTGAGTATCATTAAGCCTAAGAGGTTTCTTACTGACGATAGCACCATTACCTTCAGTCATAGTGAGCAAAGGAAACATATCACTATCCTTACCATACAAGTAAGTGAGATTTTGTTTAAGTTCTACGGGAGTAAGCAGTCCAGTACGATATAAAAGATTTACATCAGTATGCTGGGTAGCATTGAATTGAGTTGTTGAAAGTTCTCGCATAGCAAGTGTTGTTTAAGATTAAGATTAACTACGAACAGGAAGCACCAATTTAACTGAAGATGAACTACTTCCACTAGACCTTCCTGGAGCATTGAGAGTAAGCTTACGAACTTTTTTAATTTCGTCATGCTTAGCTTTTGCAGCAACTAGTTGGCTATCATCATAACGAAGAAACCTACGTAGTGCTTCGAAAACATCATTATCAGGTTTACGATTAAGTTGTTCAATAGTTAACTCATATTGATTTTGAGTCATATTAACAACATTACCTTTAATGTTAAAAGGACGAACTTTACTAATATAGTCATTAAAGTCAGAAAGAGTCTTAACAACCATCTTTCCATCACTTTCTTTTACAGTAAAATTGTCAGAAAGAACAAAAGTTTCACCATTGATTTCAACCTTTTTAGTTGTAAGAGCATTATTAACACGTTCCCAATATTGTGCATTAGCAAGTGCTTGTTTATCCTCTTCATCTTTAATTAAAAGGTCTGCTTTAGCTTTATCGCTAGTTTGCTTATCAGAAAGATACTTTATTGCAAGAGTACCAAACTCTTTAAGTTTACCATCTTTTTTAATACCTTCGATAAAATATTTAGCAGTGTCATCACTGTCACCTTTTGTTTTACGTTCTTGAAGTATAATTTGAGTTATAGCATCATCATCAAGTTCAGAAATGTTTACCTTATTCCAATCAGGTTGTGGTACATACGTTCCAAGATTACCATATAGAATCTTGTGAGTACGCATCTGTTGAATATCTGGATTTGCATCAAAGAACTTTTGAATTTCTGCTTTTGCAATATTTTGACCAATTTCAGTAGCAGCATCAATAGCTAATTTCTTTAAGCCCTCAGTAGTCTTTTCGTATACAACTGGTTGACCATTAGAAGTAGGTTTGAATTGAAGTGTTTCTTGAATAATCTCAAAAGGATCATCTCCTTCGTCAATAGTTTGTTCAGCAAGTAATGCTGCAAGTTCATCTTTGGTTTTAAATACTTTACCGTCAGCTGCAATAGCATTACCATCCTTATCGATTTTGTATTTGGTAGTAACACCATTAGCTTCAATTTCAATTTCTTCACCTTCTTTTAAAGGCTCAACTGCTGGTTTTGCATTAGGATCAGAAAGTTCATCTTTCTTTTTAAAAAGAGAACCATCAATGTTATAGGCATTACCATCTTTATCAAGAAGATATTCCTTACCATCGATGGTAGCTTTTTGTGCGTCTTTAAGCTCAAGAAGTTTAGCTTCATTAGCAGCTTTTTCATCAGCAAGACGTTTTGCCTCAATCTGTTCAGGAGTCAGGGTTACTGGCTCTTTTATACCGTCAGGTGTAACAGGTGGCTTAAGTTTAATTGGATCACTCATAGTTTCAAGTATTAGTTAATCAGTTAGAAAATCTGTTATTAACTTAGTTGTTTAAAGATACACATATTAGTTGTAAGAACAATATCTATTTCAAGCATATAATAAGGAATAAACCTTATATAATGTTAAACTTGTTAAGATATTAACTTGTAGGAACAGGTTTTTCAGGTGTAGTCATTACTTTTCCAGCAGTTTGAATTTTAGCAACCATAACATCAGTTGCATTATCTTCCTGATTATTAGTTCGTTTTATTTCCAATTCAGCTTTCTTCAAAGCATTCGCTTCTTCAATTGCAGCTACTTCACGTTCTCTAATTGAACGTTCATATGTTTCTTTTGCTTCAGCAAATTCATTTATAGTTCTTGCAATTTCTTGTGGTGTAGTAGCAGTAATAGCAACACTAGCCATTTTAAATTCTCCATTTTGACTAGCATTAAATGCAAATCTTTTAAAGCTATCCATTATATCTTGGCTTGCTTTACTATTACTAACACTCATTCCATACTTATTAAAATAATGTTCAGCAGGATCAACAGAAAATTCTATATATTCTTGCTTTTGTTTATCAAAATAAGTACCATTTTTACCACTAATATAAGCATATTTGCTAAATTCTAAATCTGCAAGATGATCTTTTTCCAAAGCAGAATGAAACATAGTAACCATTAGGATACTACCAAGTTTAGCATACATAAGATTATTTTGATAACCAGTAGCTGTTTGATTACTATCGCCTTGACCTAATCTTTCACTATTCATATTAGAAACATCGAAAGCATCTTGTTTATTACGTAAACGAAGATTCCAAAGAGTTTCAATATATTGCGCTATATTAGTTCTACCTATAGCTCTAATACCTTGTAATACAGTTTGAATATCAATTTTAGAATCATCATATATAAGAGTATCATCTGCAAGCATATGTTGATACTTCTCATGTGGAGTACCTGCCTTATCTGGATTAAGTAAAGATTGAGGCATAGTAATAAGATCTGCTCTAAATTTAGCAATCGTTCTTTCAATAGCTAAAAGTAATATACGATCTACAATTAAATAAGGCTCTAAACGAATTGGTATAGGATTAAGTTTAACACCTCTTAATAAACCTTTTTTACCACCAATAGGAAGTTTAACAGTATTAGAAAAATGATCATATCTTTGTACCGTAATAGGTTCAGGTTTAGTATAAACACCTATATTAGGACCACCAAATCTATATTGTATATATACTTTAGGAATCCAAATATCTTCAAGTTTAAGATCATTGTTAGCTGGATTAAGTTCGTATGAAGAATCAACATGCATATGTTGTATTCTACCAAGTTGATCTTTATAAGTAAGTTCAACTACAGGTGATTGTGCTACAAAATATATAGTCCAAAGATCCATAGATTCACTAGCAATAAATACATTATTACTATTACCAGTATGATATACTATATTATCTAAATCACCTCTACGTTGAATTAAGTTTACAGGTACAACATATCCACCCATACTTTTATTGTATGTAATAGATTTAAGATAATTTTGTTCTTCTTCATCAACTAGATGAGCATAATGTTGTTCAAATTCTTGAAATGTAATTCTTTGTCTATATACAAAGCCATCATAATCTTCAACAAATTCTTTATTATTACTTATAGGATAACTATCTGCAACATTAAGAATCTCACGATATAATTCACCATTACGAATATATCTATGAGTATAAAATTCTTCAGTCATCCACCAATCATTGAAAGCATTAATACGTTGATAATCAAAATCATTAAATGTATTAATAAAATCAAGTATGTGTTGTGCATTCTCAACTTTACTATCAAAGAATTCTTGTTTTACTTTATTAATCTTTTCTTTAAGTGCTATTGGATCAGGTTCAACAGGTGGCTTTCCTTCTTGTTGTAAACTACTAATATATTCAACAGTTGCTTGTTGTAATTCTCCAATTAAAACTTTAGCAACCATAGCATCACGATCTGTTATTACATCTGGATTCTCAACAGTAACAAAGTATTGATAAGGTAAAACAATATATTCACCTATATTCTTTTCTCTAATAGGCGTAATAAAATCAACGCTTCTTATTTCTCCAGGAAGATTTTTAACTTCTTCAGGTGCATTAGCAAAAGGTTGCATTACTTTTTTAAATGCATTAGTATCAATAGTACCACTAGCTACATTAATTGCTCTTCTTGTAAATGCTTTATCGTTTGATGCTATAGCTTTATTAATTAACCAATCAGCTGCATTCTTATACCAATCAGCAGTTTGTTTCTTTTTATCAGAAACTTTAAAATCAGGTTGAGTAGCCATAATATATTAACTATAGAGTTTAAGAGAACCAAGTAATGTTTGTTCAGTAACAGGAGTAGTAGCTTGAACTTTCTTGTAACGATATGCCATACGAAACAGAACATAAAGTCTGGCACAGCTAATTCTATCAAAGTTACCTTTTTTATTGTACTTTAACAACTCTTTAATAAAAGCAATATCCTGTATATAATGTAAGACGTATACAGGTTCACCATCTTCAGTCACGCTACATTTCTCATAAAGAAAATCTTTAAGACCTAAAATAGCATCATCTGCTTTGGTACTATTTACACTTCTACCACCAATATTAACACCAAAAGGAATATTAAGTAAATTTTCATCTTTAACAATACGCATAGGGTCTCTCATAAGAAGATTTCTAAAGCCATCTTCTTTGAAATCAGTTACTACTGTACCTCTATCTGTTTCTGGTAAACATTTACCATTATATAATTGTGTTAAAAGCCTGGCAATTTTAGATCCTTCTTTAAGTGTCTCAGGTCTTCCAGTATAAGAGGCAACAAGTAAATCACCAGTACTATTAGCGATAGTATTAGGCAACATCCAAACTTGAATGGAAACAAGAGAATGTTTAATAGTAATTTCTTTTTCTTCCACATCTTTACCCATAGGGTCAATAACAACTGCATAAAGATTATCTGGTATTTGTCCATTAACTCTAAATGGAGAATGAAACATTCTAATACAACCTATAGGATCATCTTCTTTTCTTATTGGAACTTCTTCAATATAAGGATGAATAGGTAATCCTTCAGATTGCATTTCAGCATGAGTTTTGAATACTGGAAGTCCATCTCTTTCAAAAACCATACCATCTCTATACTGAATTTTATCTTTACGAACTGTAAGTTCTTTATAATAATCAGTTAATGCAGGAGAAGAAAATACATTTGTACTACCAATAATAAATGCTTCACTTGGACTATTTGCACGTTGTGCACAGAATATATTATAATCATGTGGAGTCTTAGTTTTCTTAGCTTCTGCTTTACGTTCTAAATCTCTATACCAAGAAGTAATAAGAAAACTATTACCATGATTATCCATATATGGATGGTAATTAAGTATTTGAGGGTGGAAAAATCCACACAATGTAGGTCTTGCATCGTTATCCCAAATGTTCTCTAATGGAAGCATATTATTTTGTACTGGATTATAAAAGGCATTACTAAATGCAGTCCAATCTGCATCTTTAGCACCGCCAGTACCATAGATACGCATAGTACCAGATAATTCATCTCCTGCTTCTGTAGCTGATTCAGTAACATTTAATACTTCTTGAAGATTAGGACATTTACCTGCTTCTTCAATATCTACTTCAACTGCATCTTTACCAATAAGTGCACTAGGATTATTATAAAGACTTTCACTTAATACTGCACTATTCCAACCAAATATTTTATTACCTGAATCACTAAGTTTATATCCAAGATGAATTTCATTAATTGCTTCTGATACAAAACCTCTTGTCCAATATGTTTGAGTTTCATACCAATCAAGATTAGTTTTGAGCATGCTAGTAGTAGCACCTTTTTTAGTTAAATATTTAAGATCATAAGCACCAAGAATAATTGTAATATCAGTATTTAAATTAACAGTATTAGCTCCTTGACTTGCACGTTTATAAGAATAACCTTTACGACGTGCTTTACATTTAGCTAGATGATAATTATTATTAACAATAAATTCATCAATTTTAAAGTTCCAATAATCACCATCCCAAAACTTAGGAAAAGCTTGTAACTTTTTCTTCTTTGATTTAATCTTTAGAAGTTCTGCTTTTTCTTCATCAGTAGGCATACGCATAATCCTACTGTAATTAAGATAATTATAATGATCTCCTGTAATACGAACAGGATGTAATAATTGTTTACGTCTAGAAGGAGTGGTTTCTGGATCATAATATTCATCAACGTCTTTATGATATAACTTACAATTAAGTGTCATACCTTCTCTACGACGTTTAGTTTCTCTTATCCAAAATTCATCATAATCATTACTATCCTGTACGAAAGGACAATATCTTTTAGTATTATAATATGTATTAGCAACTGCACTAAATTGTTCTGTACCTATAAATATGAAATCCATATTCATAAGAAATCCACCAGAAGCACCTATTTTAAAATCATCATCATGATCAATA